AGCCTAAAATAGTCGGTATTTACTTTGTTCCACGTTGTCCTTTAATATAGACAAGTTAATTCCGTAAGATGACACGTATGATTGCAACCCATTTCCACCGTTGCCTTCCATGTAAGAGGACCACACCACTTGCGGATTGACGGGCAGCGACCAATGTTTAAATTTCGACACGTATGCATCGAATCCACTGCCCAAATTCATCGCCGCTGTCCCAATGGGAACCTTGGGCATATCATTGCTATCCGCATTTTCCTTATAGATGCGGGCGGATTTGATCAGCTTACCGTCGAGGTAGGCATCCAAATATTGATTGTCTACGCTGACGACGAGTTGTGTCCATTTTTGCAAAGGGAATGAATCGGTTATCTCTACCGTCATCACTTGCGGCGAAGCCTGAGTGCTCTTGTTCATGGTTATATCGCATTTCAACGTGGGGGTTATCTGGTCCAAATACAATTTGATATTATCGTCCCGACCATAAATGGTTTTCGGAACACTCGTATCCCACGAATTCACATAAACCCATATTCCGTAGGCATAGCGCGTGCCCATGGGGTTTGTTTTGATCGGAATGGGAGGATTCGATCCAGTTAGACTGGCAGTGGAAACCAACTCGGTTGTCTGCAAGCCGAAAAATCGGTATAAAATATAGACTAAAACGATCACTAATATCACTAAACCTATCGCGAACGAATTCATTTCTGTTGTATATTTATTACTCATATTTTAATTGTCGGAGGCGATTGTTTTTTCAGGATGTTATAATCAGCAGCAATGGCCGATTTTGTCATCGTTTTTTTATGATACACGATGTTGCTGATCGCGCCAATAATACCGTCCGTCGCGCCGATCTTCATGAGATCAGGAGTAGCATAATTGGGCTGTTTGTTTTTCAAATAAAAGGTTCTCTCTAAATGTCCATTTATAAATAAATCTACGTAGTTCGGTGTATAATTAAACACGATTTGGTTCCATCGCTGCCCGGGCATTTTGAATTCGTAAAACCGTTCGTTCAATTCAACATCCGCATTTGTTATGTATACCCGATACGTATCGCGGGAATCCGTGTTATTGATATCCGTATTTGCAAACGTGATCTTTGGACGACCTGCGCCATAATCAAATAGCGTAGTTTCTTTATTATAGGCGATGGTGTTCGAAGTGTAATGGTTTACATATAACCACATGGATAGGGCAAAATTACGGCGATGCACAGTGTCATCTGAATTAGCCACAGAAAGCGTATCTGGCATCAAAATCTCCTTGCTCACCTCCAATGTTTGCGGTATATCCAAGAAAACGGTTCTCTCGAGGATTGAAACCGAATCCATTTTTGAAAAGTGCATGATTAATTTCGGAAGATAAACATATAATGCGATCAGAATAGCTTCCAAGCTCAATAGAATATAAATCGGTCGACTGGTTAGATCAAACTCCTTTTTAATATACTGCACAAAATCCAAAAACAAACAGGGTAAGTAAAAGAGTAGGTTGATAAACACGCCTCCCCAGCCCGTGGACGATTTCATTGAATTGCTGAATACATAAAAAATGATCGCCATCGCAATCACCACGATGAATAATGTGAGAACCGTAGACAATACAGACAAACTCCATAAGCTAATATCGGCATACCAACTGCTGAATATAAACACAGAGGCGATCATTATGAATGCAATCGCTACCATAGACGAATTGGTGGGGTATTTTTCGAGGATGAACTGGTAAAATGTATATCCAAGGAGAACCATGATGGGGAGTCCAATACCATACATATATTTGGTAGCATTTGCGGTAGCAATGGTTGGATCGGCTATCGCACTGTTTATATAGTATCCAGATAACAGAGCGAATAATGATATCACGACGGCGGATGTTATTTCTACCATCTTTTTGGTTATGCGTAATATAATAACCGTATAAAATAAAATTCTACTCGGTAAAAAATATTTTACAGACTAAAATGTTTCCGTGGAGAGCGATCCTCTCTCTCTACAAATTCTCCATGGTCGTTTTTTTCCCGTGGCATTCTCTACATAATGCAACTAAATTGTCTACATGATTGCTTCCGCCGTATTCCAGACGCATCTTATGATCTACTTCGAACCACGCAGTCAACTGATTTTGGCAGTCCCCGCACTTCCAATTTTGTCGAGAAGCAACGAATTTCTTCTTGGTTTCACTCACCGACCGTTTCGTCGATGTTTTACCCGAATTCACGATCCTCTTCTCCGCCTGCTGGTTGGGCCGAGCAAGCGGTATAATGGGATGGGAATCCATTCCGCCGCATAAACTGACATGACGGTGGTCGTCGTTAAAGCTATGTTTCGCAGTGAAATCCAAAATGGGGGAGATCATATTGGACGTATTACGATCAATCGGCAGATATTTGATATAATCATTCGATGAACTCACAATTTGTTGCGCGCGCAATGGATTCTTCTTGATTAAAATATACAACATGAGTGCCGCAAACGCAACGCCCGCCATCTTATAATATTTTGTCCATGTCATTAACAGTTTACTATATTTGCCGTCCGTATAAATATTCGCCATTATAAATCCAGCGATTAAAAAAATGATGATTTCGATTCGCATATTTTAGTTATATATCCATGAGAATTATTTTTGCGCCTAGTTATACCATGTGTATATCGCGAACAATAACAGACCGATGACGATGGCATGTAGATAATGCTTACGCATATTGATCTGTTCGACTAAATAAATCGGTCGAGGTTTATACATATCTCGATATTTTTCTAGAGCCTGGGGCAGAGACAGTTCCAATTTTCCCAAATGATGGTTCACCTTGTTGTGGATAAAATGCATCCATTTCACGAAGGATTCCCGTGAATCCAAATACGGCGATACCGGATATTTATCAAGTAATTCGCTAAATTTATTTCCGATTTCAGGTATAGGAATAAACAACGGCATGTTTTGTATGAGATCGTAGTATTTACGTTTCGCCACCGCATTCGGAGTCTCCGGATAGGACTCCGCCACGGTATGTAGAAAAAACCAATAATGAGGGCCCCAAACGGACGGATCGAAAAACATTGGATAATGTTAGTGTAATTATATAAAGATTGGGGATTATAATCATGTAGGATAATCGAATTATTATGTGTGATGTATACTGTAATAATTGTGGGAAAAATGGACATCTATACCATCATTGTAAAATTCCGATAACAAGTATCGGAATCATCGCATTTCGAATTATGAATCATAAAATCGAGTATTTGATGATACGCCGCAAAGATACGCTGGGATACATTGATTTTATGCGCGGCAAATATTCGGTTCAAAACAAAGATTATGTTATGAATATGATTAAACAAATGACGCAAGAAGAAAAACACAAACTCAAGACAAAAACATTCAACGATCTATGGGCAGAATTGTGGGGGATCGATTTACAATCGACTCAGTATAGAACGGAGGAAAATGGATCTCGTGATAAATTCAATGCCCTTAAAAAAGGGATTGTATTGCTAAACTCGTCCTACACGCTAGATTCTATGATTGACGAATGTGATCAATATAAATGTTGGGATGAACCGGAATGGGGATTTCCGAAAGGTCGGCGAAATTATATGGAGAAGGATTATGACTGTGGGATGCGCGAATTTTGCGAAGAGACTGGATATAATAAGAAACAGCTCTTGCATGTTAAAAACCTTTTGCCTTTTGAAGAAATATTTACGGGATCAAATTACAAATCGTATAAACACAAGTATTTTCTATCTTTCATGACAACTGCGGATTCTACTAATCTAGGCAAGTATGAGCCATCTGAGGTCAGTAAAATGGAATGGTTATCTTTTGAGGATTGTATGTCTGCCATTCGGCCGTATAATTTAGAGAGAAAACGGATGTTGATATGTATTAATAATATGTTGAAATGTTATCCGTTGGTCCATTTATGAGAATACTGTTTCGAAAAATACATGTATAGAAATAAAGTATACATATATTTTAAGCAATACCTTTACGAAGATGTCGAAATATACAAAACGAGTGTCCCCACAACATACTAGTAAACAAAAGGGGACGCGTAAACGGGCCAAAGAACAATACCTCGGTTGCTCGGCGGATTATAAGATAACCGCGGAGGACAAACCACGCGTGGAAGAATTGGAAAAACGAACCAACCAGGAGTTGCGCGATCAAATTTCGGAAATGGTTGGTGATGCTACTGGAAAACAAACGATTTATGCGGCAACTACCAAGGGC